CTGCTGTAGTTGGCGCAGACTGGGCAAACTTACAGTTTGAAGGTTCTATTAAATCTTGGGTTTCCCCAGCAGCGGCTAAGAAGATAGCAGACGGTGAAATTACGTGGGACTTTAGTGGCAAGTTTGTAATGGAAGAAATGCTTCCAAACCAACAAACAAAAGTGTTAGCGCAAGGAAATATAACGTACCTTACTGATAGTAAATCCAAACAATTGACAACTACAGAAGTGGCTACTGAAACTAACAAAGCAACTACTAAGGCTTCTGCACGTAAGCATAAATACTATGCGGTTCCTTTTGACATTAACCAACAGTCTTTTGCAAAAACCATGACAAATGCTATTAACCCTGTAAGAGTGACCATAACACATATTGTTAACGTAACTTGTACTACAAGTTCAGGAACACAAGTTATTACAAGAACTTTTACAGAACCCATTACTATCTCATCTTTTGCTCAATGGTTAGTGTTCCATGCTCGTGGGACTATCTTTAAATTTCCAAAAAACCCAGCACCAACTGTTAACTGGAAGGATAGATAATGATTATCAAAGGTTCTCGTTATTCTGAAAGTACAGAAACACGCAATGGAGTTACTAACTTAATTGCCACTAATACTGAATTTACTAGTTCGTCGTATTACACAGTCATATCGGACCAAGGAGAGACTTTTCAGTCTTTGGCAAACCGTTATTTAAATAACCCATCCATGTATTGGAAACTTGCGGATGTTAATAAGTCATTGGGGTACCCCGATGTAATCCCCATGGGTAGCGTAATTAGGATTCCTTTGAAATGATTTTCAAGAGTTCATCACCACTGTCTCCTACTGTAGAGGTTGCAATTGACAATGTTCCTGTCAATTACTTAACGCTGCAAGAAATTACAGTTGAAGAAAAAGAAGGAATGCATACTGTTGCTTCTTTAAACTTTGTTGGTATGGACCCGCAATTAATACACCAATATATTGATGTCCCTATAAAATTTAGTATTGAACTTAGAGAACGTTCTACTTTTTATTTCTACGGTTATATTGTTTATCTAGAGCCTATGGCTAGAGCAAAAGATGGTGTTGTAAATGGAAGCCCGTTTCAAGTAACAACTGTTCATTGTTTTGGTTCTAGTTATATAATGAAATCATTGACTTCTCGTGTTTGGGAATCTAAAACAATTGCTGAAATAGCAAGTTCTATTGCTGATAAGTATTCTTTCTCATTCTCTGTACCAAACAATCCTTTTAAGTTTTCACGTTTAGTGCAGTCCAGTCAATCTGATTGGGAATTTTTAGTAAACACTGCTAAAAAACTAGGGTATTCCACAGTTATGGACGGTACTCATTTGCAAATTTGGGACCCGTTTAGTTCTCTGTACCGCAACATTTCATATTCTATGCTCCTTACCATACGTGGGGGTAAAGGAGACGTTAGTCCACAACCTGGTCAAATCCTTAACTTTGAAGGGCGCATCGGAGCAATCACGCCTGATGGTGCTAGAACTCCCGACACATTGCATCTATTAGACAAAACAGGAAAACTACTGTCAGTAGAAAATGGTACAGAGTTTCAATCCTCTGGTCTAGCAACGGCTGTCAAATCTAGGTTTTCTAATGTTTTAAATACCAACGTAGATTCATATGACATGGGTAAGTCTTTGGTTACTGGCGCTCTTAGGAAGAAATTCCCAATGACTGCCAATCTTCAGGTGGTTGCTGACCCGAGTATCCATCCTGGGGGTATTGTTAACATTAATGAATATAACTCTGAGTTTGATGGGTTTTGGTATGTAGTGTCAGTCCGTCATGAATTAACACAATCGTATATGGTTACACACCTTGAACTTGCTCGTGATTCTCTAGGAAATACAGATGATGCTAAACAAGTTTCTGTAGCACGTATAAGCCCCCCAGACCCTGCGCTTATCAATAATGCATGGGTGTCATCTAAAAATTATTCTGATGTTTATGTGTAAGGACTAACCAATGAAATCTATTTCAATCCCATTTTCTTTTACTTCTGATACAGGTGCTATATCTACAACTGCATCTTTAGACGCCATCATGGAGCAAAACATAATTGATATTTTGACGACCAGCCCTGGAGAACGAGTAATGGAACCCAAGTATGGGGCAAACATTAGAAACCTTCTTTTTGAGGAACCTGACCCATTGGTGTTTGCTGAGTACCGAATGGATGCTATAGCAGACTTAAATGCCAACTTGCCTTTTGGGAGGGTTACTGACGTCCAAATAGGTGTCCCTAATGAATTGCTTTCTGGAAACACATACGACACAACGGTGTCAATCTCAGTAAAGTACGTTGTACCCCCGTATAACTCTTCAGTAGTAACCTTTAACATATCTAATACCACGACCAACGGAGGGTTCTAAAATGCCTAGTTTTGATTACACAAGCAGGGATTACCTGTCCATTCGCCAAGACCTCTTGGACCGTGCATCTGCCGTACTCCCTGAATGGTCAAATAGAAACTCATCTGATTTTGGGATGGTGTTTGTAGACCTTTGGGCGTACATGGGGGACATTCTCCATTATTATGTAGACCGTGCCGCAGCCGAAACTTACATAGGTACTGCTAATAACAAGTCTAGTATCTTAGCCTTGGCAAACCTTTTTGATTACCGTCCTGCCGCCCAAACAGCATCAACAGGTACCGTTACTATTGCCGCAACTAACCCAACGCATTCTGACACAATCATTATTCCTGCTAACACGGGTTTCATTGCTTCAGCAACTGACAACTTGCCTGTTGTGTACTTTACTACTACAGCATCCGCAAGTATGGGTCCTTCGGCTACTTCGGTAGTCATACAAGTTGGTGAAGGTATTTATGAGGAAAGTGAGTCCCCTGTACAAACAGTTACTCGTAACACTTACAGCAATGGTACATCTGGACAACGTTTTAACCTCCGCTACACAGGTGTAATTACTTCTACTGTTTCTGTGTTTGCTGCTGAAGGACCCACAATAAGTGGCAGTCCTTCATTAGTTCAATATTTTTACACCTCTGATTTGTCCAGTGCAACGTCTACTGACAAAGTGTTTACAGTTGAAATTGCTTCTGATGGAGTAGCCCAGATTATCTTTGGTAATGGTATTAACGGAAAGATTCCAGAAAATACAGCAGAGATAACTGTCTCCTACCGTCGTGGTCAAGGGGCTGCTGGAAACATTGGTGTTGGTCGTATCACAGCATTTAATACTGGGTCATCTGTTGAAGGTGCTTACATTGCCTCATCTTCCTCTACTTCTGGTGGTACAGATTCAGAATCAATTGATTCAATGAAAGCAAATATTCCTTTGATGTTCCGTACGCAAGACCGTGCAGTTTCTTTACAAGACTTTAAAGACTTGGCTCTTCGTATTCCGCAAGTTGTAAAAGCAACATGTACAGTGGCTGGAACAAACGTTACTGTGTATGGTGTTCCTTACCAAGCAGATTACTTAACGACTACTGCTGTGTCTTTAACTATACCTAGTTATGTTAAAGAAGAAGTAATTGCATACTTTGCACCACGTAGTTTGGTAGGAGCAAGTGTAATTGCTGCTTCTTCGGTTACCTTAACACCTGTAAACGTAACTGTCTCTGTAGCCGTTAAAAGTAATTATGTTTCTTACTATGTTTCTTCTGCTGTTTCCGAAGTAGTTGATAGTTTCTTTGATTTTGATAATGTTTCCTTTGACCAAGTTCTTTCATTAGGTTCCCTATACAGGGCTATTCAAAGTGTTGAAGGGGTTGATTACGCAAACATTACTGTATTCAGTACAAGCACTGGGACGGTAAACACGATAAGCCCAGCAAGCGGTGCACTGTTACGAAGAGGTACTATTTCTATTTCTACAAGTGGTGGAATTACAGGAATCATAAGTTAATGGCGTTAACATCCTTTTCACTCCGTAAACAAACAAGTGGGTATGGTTCATACCTACAACAACCAGGTGCAACCGACTCTGCACTTCAATCCAGTGGCATTTCTTCTGCACGATTGACAACAGGTGAAAACACGTTTAGTGCAAATATCCTCACAAAAGGAGTTGTACGTTTAGAGTGGACACTTGAGGAACCGCTTGTTGACGTAGTTACTGTTGGTTCTCAACCTGTAGAACTGCAAATTATCTCATCATCTAGTGGGGAACCCGTAACTATTAATGATGGTGTTTTTGTAAAAAGCATTACAAGCAACACGTTGAATAACTACTATGACGATACACCTGTAATTTCTGAGGGCAGGTGGGTTTATTACGCATTGTTTGTTAAATACAGTGACGGTTCCAACTACTGGTTTACCCGTGTAGCAACATTGTACATACAAATTCCAATCAGTTATAACTCTGTAGAATCTTTGTGGTCTAAAATACCAGAGTATTACAGGGAGTTAGATTACCGTCAAGAAGTTTTAGTAAATGGTTATTCTCCTCTTTACGCTTTTCTTGAACTATTTGGTAATGAGATTGATAGAACAAGGACACTTGTTGAAAGTGTTGCGATATCCAATGACCCTGAAATTGCAGTAACCCCAGCACTAGATGCTTTGGCATATGAAACTGGGTTAGAGGTAACGATTGATGATTTAGGTACTTCTAAAGTTAGAACTCTTTTAAATAACATTGGAACGTTGCGTCAACAAAAAGGAACTATTGGAAGTATCTGTTCGTACATTTCAGCAATGTCTGGATGTCCAGTTACCTATACGTATAATGCTGCACTACCAAAGCCACATGTTTTCAATGTGTATGCCCAGCGTGTTAACTTTGTGTCTGACCCAGAGTTTACTAATGCAACTATTACTGCATCATCAGGAACTGTAACTCAGGGTGGCACAACTTATTACGCTAACTTGCAGACCACAACTACTTGGGGCGTTTATACATATGGTACTAATACCATCGGTGCTTCAAACCCAGCAATTACAAATAACGCTAATGGCATTACTATTACGATGCCTCCTGGCTCATATGCTAACCGCACTGTAATGGTTTACCCTCGTAAACCATTTCCATATCTGGGAACAAAACTTTATGGAACTAGTTATGATTACACGGGAAGCGCAGGCGCTTCGTTTTCTGCGTTGCACACAGCAACTAACACCACCAGACTTGCGTGGGAGGCAGGAGTAGCAGGTGGCTCAATGCCAACCACTATCTATGCAGATGGGGGTTGGTACGACGGAACAAAATATGCGTACACCAGCATCCCTGCTCGCCCAAGTTTGGAATATGTACCATCAACAACAGGCGCTTCAGCAACAGTTTCATCTACCCCTGTCCTGTCTTTTGTAATGGCACCTGGAAGTTCAATTTCAATAAACAACTGGCTATTTGAACCATCTACTAATGGTCATTACTTTTCAGGAAGTACCCGTGATGGTGGGTATATCCCAATCCAGGATGGTACAACGGGTGGTGGTACCTTTGACTACTACTGGGATACGGCGGGTACAGGTGTCAACAATGCCTTTTCGTTCTATCTACAGGACCATGAACGAACCATTAAAACTACTGAAAGAGTTATTGCTCAGTATATTGCGCCCGTAACAATGTTGGCTCTATACTCCATTGCATGGGACTACTATCCAGGAAAATAAAATGAACTACATATTGGCTGGTTTAGCCGTCTATAAAATCCTTCAAGTGTTAGACGTACTTACGCCAAAAGAGGCTATGCCTTGGGTAAAGATTGTCTTTGGAGTTCTTTTGGGTTATGTGTCTACACTTCTCATAGAGGTTCCCAATGTTCCCCTAAGTGGCTTGGTGATTGCAACAATTGCTGGTACAGTGCACGGGCTGCTCAGATTAATAACCCTCATGGGTGACTGGGCACAACGTAAAGCAACACGATAGGAATACAAAATGACGCATTATGGAATCATTGGAAGCGGTAAGTGCGGAGAGAACATCATTGAAGATGGGCTATCCGAATTAGGTATTGAGAATAACATCTTCCTTATTTGCCCACGTAAAGGGGCAACCAGTTCTGAAGACAGAGTCTATGACTTTATGCTGGATAATGAAGCAGAATACATTGCCTATACAAAGAGCAATGCCCCACAGGTACTTGTGGATAACGCAAGCAAAGTGTTTGATTGCACAGGTGGAGATTCGTGGTTAGAAATCCTAAATACTCTCAAGAGTAAAAAAGGAACGCTATTGGTTCTTTGGGATTCAGAGAACGAAGAGAACATTAGCAACTTTGTGTTTGATGCTCATGACATGGGTATCCCCGTTAAAGAGTTGAGCAATGGCCTTGTACCTATTGAGGTTGATGCTCCTGCACCTGTCCTTGAAAAAGAAAGTCCTGAAGTTGTAGAGATTGAACCATTCTCTGATGATGAGTTGCGCTCTATGAGTATTGGCGTACTTCGTAAAGCCGCTACAGCACGTGGTGTCTCAGACGTTGGGGCATACTCCAAAGAAGAACTTGTTGAGCAATTGGTTGACAAGAAGACACACAAAGAAAAGATTGAGGAACCTGAGATGGCAACAACCACTGGTATTAACCCAACAGCCACCACAAGTTACAAGGTAACTTCTACACCTAGTGAACGAACCCAATTGATGGCACCTGATGGTGACTGCATGGTTACGGTAGTGATGCCTAACGGCACTGTTATTAGCACCCCAGCAACTATGGAAGAAGTGCGAGTCCTTCTAGGACTTAGTGGAGGCAGTTAACTGCCAGCGCCATTTCTTGTGCATGTCATCACGCTCTGCCAAGAAATTAGCAATACCCTGTTCATTGGCTTTATTAGCCGAAGCAAAAGCCTTGCCAATTGTCACGAGAACCCCCTCATTGACCTTTAGCAGGGCTTTTGCCATTGCTTTGGGGTTAGGGGCCACTTCAACACTTTCAACCGTTCTGAGGTCAATGAACTTGCTCAGGGTGAAAGGTGCATACTCGTCTAGTTTGCGTAGGTCTTCGGCAATGGTGTCAATGCTGGAATATACATCTTCATAGATGTCAGCAAACAAAGAATGATACTGACTGAAGTCAGCGCCCTCTACGTTCCAATGATACCCATGGGCAACAAAGTACATGGTGACAGAGTCAGCCAGCAATGTTTTGAGGTCGTTAGTTAGTGTGCTCACCACTTCTCCTTGTTTGCCCAATAAGCGGCGCTCATTTTGCCTTTAGCGATATTCTTTGCATGACGGTCTTTAAATGCCTTGTTACGGGCAGACCCGTCAGGAGAACCTGACACACCTTGTTGACCAAAACGAATAGTTTTAATCTGGTCACCTTCTTTAGCAACAACAATGTGTGATTTGGTTGGGTGGTCGGGTGTTGCCTTTGGTTTATTAAAACCTGAAACACCTGCACGCTCTAAGCGTGGGTCTTTCTTTGCTGGCATTATTCTTCACCCTTGCTTCTACCCGCAAAGTAACCACCGATGATACCAATAAGACCAACCAATGCATTTTGCACTAAAGCAATAGCATCTGAGTTAGTTGCAAACTTTTCACCAGTTGAAGCCTGCTGTGCAAGCATTGAGGCGTATTCGCCAATAACAACTAAACCAATGAACCCTAAAATACCTAAAGTGATGTACACCATCAACTTGTCTTTAATGTTCATTATTTTTTCTTAGCAGCGGCCTTTTTAGCAGCAGTTTTTTTAGCAGGTGCTTTTTTAGCAGCGCCTTTGCCAAAGAGAGGGTTTTTCTTGTCTGTGATACCACAGCCACATTCTTTACACATTGTTATTTCTTTCCTTTTTTGGACACAGCCATGTTGTCCACTAAGTTTGGGTAAGGGCGACCAGCATTTTTAGCACGAGCCTTTGCTTTAGCCTTTTGTTCAGGCGTCAGTTTCTTGTCTTTTTTGGAAGGGTCTGGTGTGTCCCATACTTTTTTGCTAGCCATCAAAATAGTGTACCCCATGGACAAGAGCGGTTCATGGTGTATGCTTCAGACCCATCAAAAGGAGCAGAACATGGCTGACGGACCTTTCCTTCAATACCCTACGTGGCTTAGGGAATACTTGCGTGGAGACGCCACAACGACGGATGTTTTACTAGAGATGCTTTGCTACATGAACGGCAAAACGCAGTCTCTATGGACCACCTATGACCACGTGGCTCAGAAAACTGGCTACCACCGAACCACGGTAATTCGGTCAGTTAACAAACTGGTTGACCTCGGTGTTCTTATAAAACGGAGCCAATCCAAGAACGGTAGAAGCCTCCCAAATGAGTACTTGGTGAACTTCAATAACCCTAATTATTTAGGGGTAGCAGGTGTGCCACCCTCCCCATTAGGGGTAGCGGGGGCGCTACCCAGTAGTAGCACGGGTGCTACCCCCGAGGGTAGCGGGGGTGCTACCCAAATAAGAATAACAAACAAGAATAAACAAACTAGAAGGGGAAAATTAGGAAAGATAGACCCAAGGTTGATGTCATGAAACCACGACAGCAAGATGACTGGGGCTTAACCTTTGGCTCCGACCCAGACGCCCCAGCACAAGACACTTCAAAAAAGAAACCAAAACAAAAGAACACCTTGGCGTCTTTGGTCTACGAATTCAGAGACCAACTTTTGATGGACACGGAAAATCTCATGAACTCCCAAGTAAATGCTCCAGCCATGATGAAAGCATTTAACACAATCCTTGAAACAGGAAGAACACACGATGACATCAGGGCAATGATTACACAGTTTCATAAAGATATAAATATCAAACCATTGACGGATGGGATACCAGCATGGAAGGCTTTCATTGGTCGCCTTGATTCCTTGGCTAAAAAAGTTGGCACCGTTGAAGAAAACATCCCCTACGATGGTCCCAAGATTGACCCACGATTAATGAGTAACAATGAGTGAATGGCATAGCAACAAGTATTGGCAAAACAGGAGCAAAGACGAACGTTTAAAGAACCTTCGCATACCTGCCCGTTACCAAGGCAAGACGTTGTCAACTTATGACTACGAAGCAGGAGACACTGATGCGTTCAATGCACTCAATCATTGGTGCACAACTGTCTTAAAGAATGTTCAAGAAGGGATGGGGTTTCTTCTTTATGGTTCTACGGGTGTTGGTAAAACACACTTAGCGCAAGGTGCTTTGATTGCCTCAGTTGAGACACACCCATTGTCAGGAATCTTTATTACTGCTGACCGTTACGTTGACATGGTTTACGATGAAATGCGTAATGATGGTGAATTACCTGAACCCTATTCAGACCCATTTCTGATGAAGTACATGCGTAGAACTTTTGACTTGGTAGTGCTAGATGGTTTTGGAGCAGAACGAGCAACAACAGAGTTTGCACGTAACGCTTTAATATCCTTGATTGACAATCGGTATGAAGAAAAACTAACAACGATTGTTACAACTTCTCTTAGCCCTAACGAACTTGGTCGCACTTATGGAAAGCGTTTGCTATCCATTCTCCAAGAGAGTTGTTATTTTATAAATGTTGAAGGACCTGACTACCGAATGGTTTTCAATGATGCAAAGTAATGACATTGGAAATTTCAATGACATTGGTCAAGGTGTTGTTTTTGAAGGGTTACTTGCTTCCCCTCCTGAGCGCAGGTTCTTTCAACGTGCAGGTGCCGACTGGGATAAAGAACTCAGCAAATGGAAACCACACGAACTCCCATTAAAAGCCTTAGTAGATTATTCAGACCGTTTAGGTATTGACACAGAGGTTTATACCTTTTTAGGACTAGATGCTGTTGATGCAATTGACAGGTGGCTTGGGCGCAAAGGTGTGTCACTCCCCGTCTACGGTTATGCAAATCCAGAAGAATTGTCATATGACTTGCGTTTTAAGCGTTCAGTCCGTACTATCTATGTCCCCGAGCAAGAACAAGCCGCCATCATTGGCATCCGTGCAACGGTAGCAGACTCCAAGAAAGCATGGTCCATCTGATGGCTAACTCAGAACATCTCATCATTAGCAAAGTAATTGAGTCGGCAGACATTACTCCAATCATCAATGCAGGTCTTCGTCCCGACCACTTCTCAGGTGAGACACAAAAGATGTGGTTGTGGATTTCAAACTATTGGAGAGAGTATGGGTCAGTACCAACAGACCGTGCTTTCCACCAAGAGTTTGGAGACGTCATACTTTCTGACGCTTCAATGGAACCATTCCCTGCACTCATTGATGAGTTGTTTCACTCCTACAAACGACAACGGCTAATTGAAACCATCAGCACAGTAATGCCTGCGCTGAACAACAATCTTGTTGATGAAGCCTTTATGGAACTGTCGGCAGGGTTACAACGTGCCTCAACTGAGACAGCACGCTTACGAGATGTTGACATTGTTCAGAACTGGGAAGCACGACTAAGCCGTTACGAAGAGATGCGTAACATGCCTAACGCTCTACGAGGTATTCCTACAGGGTTTATAGGTCTTGACCGCATTACAGCAGGACTACGACCACAGCAGTTGATTACGTTTGTTGGTGAAGCCAAAAAGGGAAAGTCAATGATGAGTCTTATCATGGCTAACGCTGCACACGAACATGGCATCAGCCCAATGTTTGTTTCATTTGAAATGAGTATTGAAGAACAAGAGGCTCGTTATGACGCCCTTATCTCCAAGACTTCTCATACGAGAATCATTAGAGGTGACCTGACAAAGCGTGAGATGGAAAACATTGAGAAGGTTCTTAAACTTCGCAAGAACATGCACCCATTCCACATGACTGAAGACTCCACATCCCTTACAACAGTAAGTGCTATTGCTGGAAAGATTCAGCAGTACCGCCCTGGCATTTTGTTTGTTGATGGTGTGTATCTCATGGACGATGAGCATGGCGAGCCTAAAGGAAGTTCGCAAGCGCTTACAAACATCACACGCTCACTTAAACGTCTTGCACAGCGGTTTGACATTCCCATCGTGGGAACAACACAAGTGTTGTCATGGAAACTGGGTAACAAGAAGTCTCGCCAAGTAACAGCAGACTCTATTGGTTACTCATCATCATTCGTACAAGACTCAGACCTTGTACTGGGTGTTGAGTCTGACCCAGACATTGACAACCAATCAATTATTAGAGTAATCCTTGCTCGTACTGCCCCCAAGGGAGAAGTACGAATTAAATGGGATTGGGAAAACATGGACTTTACAGAGGTGGACGAGAGTGGCAATGACGGCAACTGGTACTACTGACATTCAAAGTGTCTTAATTGACCTTGGTGTTGAAGTTACTAACGCAGGTGAACGTGAAATATCAGGACGCTGTCCTGTTCACTTAGAACGCACTGGTCACGTTGATAGGTCACCATCTTGGTCTATGAACGCAGAGACTGGTTTATGGATTTGTTATTCATGTGGAGGGCGTGGAACCCTTGTAGGTTTAATCTCTACGCTGACTGGTGATGAAGCATCACTCATTGATGTTCATTCATTTCTGATTAACTCAAGCCTTAGTAGGATTGGTCGTGAGAACCTTCCTGAACCCGAACCTGAGATTGATTGGATTTCATACAGTCGTTTTGATGAAGTACCAGCATCCTATTTGTACAACAGGAATCTAGATGCATCTATCGCACGCTCTTACGGCATCCGTTGGGATACTAAAAACAAGTCATGGGTTATTCCGATTGTGTCTCCTATGGGGCACCTAATGGGTTGGCAATCTAAAAAGACTGATTGGGTTCGCAATTACCCAATTGGTATTAAGAAGAGCCACACCTTGTTTGGCATTGAGAAGTTCTTAAACAAACCAGCGGTACTTCTAGAGTCACCACTAGATGTTGTGCGCTTAGCGTCCATTACAACAGGCGTACAAGGACTAGCAACATTTGGTTCGTATGTCAGCACAGAGCAACTTAGTTTGCTTAACTCCGTCGCATCTAAAGTAATTGTGGCAATGGACAATGATGAGGCTGGATTAAAAGCCAACAAGATGTTGTTTAAAACATTGCCACGATTTGATGATGGCGTTTTATGGTTAAACTATAAGAACACAAAAGCAAAAGACATAGGTGACATGGCAGACGAAGAGATATTTGACGCAATTAGTACTGCTACTGCAATCCCTGGGTGGATTCTGTGACCTTTATAGGAACCTTGTACCCCTTTCAACAAGAAGCAAGTGAAAGAATGGTAGAGCGGGGACAGATGCTCCTTGCCATGGTTATGGGTGCTGGTAAAACTCCCACAACACTTTCTACTATTGAATCTTTAATTGATGACAATGAGATTAGTAAAGTGTGCGTAGTTGTTCCGAGCAGTCTCAAGTACCAGTGGCTTCGTGAAATAAACAAGTTCACTACGTCTAGAGCAATTGTTATTGATGGCACCCCTAAACAACGTGAGAAGTTATGGCGTTTGTCTATTGGTTGCCAATACATCATTGTAAACCCTGAAAGCCTTACTAAAGACTTGGCGCAATGGGAAGCCATGCGGTTCAACGCCATGGTTATAGATGAAGCCACAATCATTAAATCATTTACTTCTAAGCGTTCTAAGATGCTTAAAAAACTAGGGGCTAAGTGCCACTACCGTTTTGCATTAACAGGTCAACCAATTGAGAACAAACCAGAAGAACTGTTTTCAATTATGCAATTTGTAGATACTTCAGTACTAGGTAAGTTTGATGTGTTTGACAGGACTTTTATTGTTCGTGACCACTTTGGCAAACCAACTAGGTACCGTAACTTAAAACAACTCAATGACTCAATGTCAGAAGCAATGGTTCGTAAAACACGAGATGACATCAAGGACCAACTTCCTGAAGTCATTACACAAGTAATACCTGTTCAATTTGACACTGGCGTTGCTGGAGTCTATGAACGCATTGCGGCTGACCTTTTAGCCGAAATTCAAAAAGCAATAACAAGCCACGGAAGGTCATTTGACCTTTGGTCGCATTACCACGGGGGACAAGGAAATGAAGCACAAGGTCAAATTATGTCTAGGCTTACTGTATTACGTATGCTCTGCGATAATCCTAGGCTGGTGGTGGAGTCAGCCAAAGCGTTTGACGACCCTACTCAAAACACTGAGGGAAGTGCATACGCCTCCAGAATCCTTTCGGAAGGATGGCTCCCCGAGACCTATAAGACACCCAAACTAGACACAGTTGTCAATTACATTGAGGATGTATTAAATGAAGACCCAACTAATAAAGTTGTTCTATTCTCATTCTTTAAGAAAAACTTACGGATTATCCAGGAAGCAACTAAAGGACTTACGGACAGCGTACTCTTCATGGGTGGTATGGGCGCAGACCAGAGAGATGTTGCAAAGCAAAAGTTCGCAACCGATGATAATGTTCGGCTCTTTTTATCCTCTGATGCAGGAGGTTACGGGGTGGACTTACCGCAAGCCAATTACCTTATCTCTTACGATTTACCTTGGTCTGCTGGAAAATTGGACCAAAGAGAAGCCCGCATTATCCGACTATCGTCGGTACACCCGCATGTTACAGTCGTATCATTCGTAATGAAAGGTTCCATTGAGGAACGTCAATACGAGATGTTGCAACAAAAACGAGAAATAAACAAAGCGTTTATTGACAAAGGGTATGACAGTCAGGGTAAGTTTGACTTGAACCTTGGTACACTATCCGAGTTCCTAAGCCACTCAGAGGTATAAGCATGACAACACCAGATTATTACGAACGACTAGCACAAGAGTTTAAGAAGTCTAAAGAAGGCATTGAAGCATTGACTAAACGTCAAAATGAGATGCGAGCAGAACTAGTAAAAGCAATCCAAGAAAATGGATATGAAGACGACAAAGGACACCTTTGGTACGAGGCTGGTTCTGTGGAGTTAAAGTATGAGCGTCGTGTTAGTCGTTCCTTTAATAGTGATGCCGCAGAACAATGGGCTAGAGGTCTAGGCATTTGGGAAGACCTTAAAAAGGTTGTAGAACTTTTAGATGAAGACAAACTTCTTGGCTACGTATGGGCTAACAAAGATAAAGAAGCAGAAGTTCAAGGTTTTTACACAGAAAAAGAATCATGGGCACTGAAGGCTTAGATAACTTTATGGGGTTGTTTGGCGACCTTCCTAATTTTCCAGGAAAACGTGAGCCTAAAAACCGCCCTACATCTGTTAAGATACCTAACTCCCCACTAGATGACCGTTACAACGGTGCAAAAGGTAAGGAGTACATAATCGGTGGTGAACGTTTAATGATGTACACCATTGGTGAAATCTGTAAAGCGCTAGGTAAAAGTAGCGTTACAGTAAGAATGTGGGAGAGCAATGGCTGGATACCAAAATCCAGTTTCAGAACTCCTCCACCAAACACGCCACAAATTCCAGGGAAAGCGTCAAAGGGTCGTCGTCTTTATACACAACAACAACTTGACACGCTCATAGATGCTGTGGCACAATACAACATCGCTGAACCACACAAAGGTGATTGGGACGGCTTTAAGCAATACATTCAAGAGAATTGGAAACGTTAATATGGGTAAGTATGATGAAACAGACATGGTGTCTGAAGAACAGGAAGAAACAATGACAGAGAAACCACAAGCACGCACGCTTGTTCGTGGTGGTTGGGGAAGCGTTGACGCAGTCAAGAACGCAGACTCACCATTTGCACAACGTCTAAAGATTGCTGATGAACCACAAATCATTAAGTTTCTAAACGATGAGCCTTACGCTTCATGGCGTCAGCACTGGATTGAGCGTCAAGGACAAAAGTCTTTTGTATGTATCGGAGAGTTTGATGATAAGGGTTGCCCACTTTGTGACTCTGGTGACCGCCCATCAGTTCGCATTGCATTCAACGTTGCACTACTTGTTGCAGGTGAAGAACCTTCCATTAAGTCATACGAAGTCGGACCACGTGTCATTGACCAGTTAAAGAACTTCCACACAGACCCACGCACAGGTCCTCTTACTAAGCAGTACTGGGCAGTGAGCAAGACTGGTAAGGGTGCTACAACAGCAACCAGCCACCAGTTAGTAAAAGACCGTGACCTTGAAGAGTGGGGCATCTCAGAGATTGATGATGCAGGATTGAAGTCCCTTGTGAGCCGTGCTTACACTGCTGACATCATTTCTATTCCATCTCGTAAAGACCTTATTGAGATTGCCAACGAAGTAGACTAATGGCAGAGGGAGACGCTCCCTTTGTTGTTACATCAATATCGCAAATTCATCAACTTGTTGCCGACGTGCAACAGGTTGGTGCTTTTGCCTTTGACGTTGAGACACGGGGAATCTTAGAAAGACATCCCGACATGGTGGATGCCATGGAAAATGCGTGGAAAAAGCACGTTACTTCCTTGAAGAACCCCAGCCCTGAGATTCAGCGCCGTGCTCACGAGAACTTTGAAGCAAAGTACCGTGGGATGCTTGCAGTTGACCCTTTACGTAATGACGTCTTTTGGATAGGCATTGCTACACAGGGTAAGTCATGGGCTATTCCTATGGGGCATCCGCTGGGTGAAGTCATAGAGCCTGAAGAAATAGGTGATGGTTCAACAGTTCCACCACCTGGCTATCGCAAGATTCTTAAAAATGGACAAGAGTCTATGGCAAAACTTAAATACCATAAGCCTGCTGTGTACGGAGAAGCACCTCTTCAGTTGTCTAGGTCAGATGTCTTTGAGGCTTTGCGCCCACTTTTCTTCAGTGACCTTGTAAAGATTGGTCATAACGTAAAGTTTGACGCACGTAGTATCTGCAAGTACTACGGAGAAGTACCTCCAGGGTTGTACGCCGACACCATGTTGCTACAGCATCTAGTGAATGAGAACCTTATGTCTTACTCACTAGAGAACCTCATCATGCACAACTATGGAAAACATAATGCGTATGAACGAGATGGGAAACTAGGTAAGTTCATTACTTCCGTACCTTTCACCAAAGCAGTTAACTACGTACACCTTGACGTTCGCTGGACATGGATGCTGTACACACGCTTGTGGAAAAAGGTTAAGCAAGATACTGCTTTAGTAAACTCTTTTTACCAAGACACAGAAGTGCTACACATCCTAATGCACATGGAAAATGAAGGAATCCCCGTTGACCACCGCAACATGCAACTGTTGGGTAAAGAGTTAGATGGGAAGATGCGTGACACCTTGTTGGCACTACACGAGTTTACGCCAGTAGGTTTTAACCCTGACTCCACCAAACAAAAGCAGGAGTTTCTATTTAACAAGAAGCGTGAGGGTGGGCTAGGTCTAAAGCCTTACAAGTTAACCAAGGGTGGGATGCCTTCAGTAGATGAAGAGACCTTGCGACACCTTGAGGCTGAGCACCCAGCGATTGAACTTCTAATCCAGTGGTCAGAAACACAGAAACTTAAATCAACTTTTGTTGACGGCATGCTTCCCCGTTTATACAAAAGCAGACTCCATCCTTCTTTCCATCTGCATCGCACAGCAACGGGGCGCTTGTCATCTAGTGACCCCAACCTTCAGAACATCCCACGAGATTCAAACATCCGTAGTTTGTTTGTAGCACCTGAAGGGCACACCTTGATTGTGGCTGACTATGACCAAATTGAACTTCGGGTTATGGCAATGTACTCACAAGATAAAGAACTATTGCATGTGTTTAACAACAACATTGACATTCACACAGGTGCCGCAGCCCTCTTGTTTAAGAAGAGCATAGAAGACGTAACAAGCGAAGAGCGACAGATTGGTAAAGGCGTTAACTTCCTCACAGCCTATGGAGGCGGTCCAGGGAAACTAGCACGTACTACGGGTATTCCTTTTGAGCAGGCTCAGGAGATGATTCAAGAGTATTATCGTCAGTTCTCTGGACTAACTGCTTGGAAACAAGAGGTAGTTGCTGAAGGCAGGAGAATGGGATATGTCACCACCTTGTCAGGTCGTAGGCGCAGACTTCCTGACCTTACTTCCACTGATAAAGAAAACCGTGCTCGTGCTGAACGTCAGGCGGTAAACGCAGTTGTACAGGGGTCAGCCGCTGACCTATGTAAGCAAGCGATGATTAACATTGCCCGTGACCTCTCAGACACCAATGTGAAGATGCTGGTACAGGTTCATGACGAATTGGTAGCCGCTGTTCCTTACGAAGAATTGGATGCAATTATTGACCCGTTCATTACCGCCATGGGAAATGGTAACGTAATAAAGGGAGTGCCCCTCATGGTTTCGTATCACAACGCTTCCAACTGGTCAGAGGCAAAAGGATAATGCTTGAAGTTGAACAGAGAATGTTTTATTTAATGCTTTCTGCGACAGAAGGTCAAAAGATTGCAAGGTCTATGGGATTTGCTACACCTTCTGAGGAAGTGCAAGAACTAGAGATTATGGACGTTCTTTCCCGATGGGTTATGGTGGCGTCTTCAGGGATACTGGATGAGGTCAGGGAAGCCTCCGATTGGTTTGTTGACTTCCTGGAATCCACTGATAAGATTACTTCCCCTGCTGAAGATTTTGTTAATGCACTTACTGTCTTTAGTGTTGCTCTTATCAACAAAATGTTAGAGAATGGGCACATAGGGGTAATTATGTCCGATGAACAATTAGATGATATGGAAGAACAATATGACTGACTGGTGGTCCAAGAAACTGGCTGGAGAAAAACCAACACCTCCACGCACTAATTTGCCTCCTGTGCAAACACCATTGAATTTTCAACAAACAAACACTTCTAGTGGTGCTGTTGTATCAAACCCTAACGTAATGTCCGAGGACGCTACATTGTCCGATTACCTACGTTCTAGTGCCACTAAGGGTGGAGCGGCGGCTCGTAAAGAGACGTCAACCTGTCCTGAATGTGGTGGTAACTACGTATTTAGCAGAAGCGGCGTATCTTCTGTTAACCCAGCCCCTCGTTGTTACGAGTGCGGTTGGAATGGGATGTACGCACAAGCCGACCAATCCAGTTGGTCATAGAAAGAAAACATGCCACCAGAAGTAACACACGAATCATTGTCCTCCATCATCTCTTCTATTCAGAAGAAGTATGGGGATGACATCATTGTAAAAGGGAGTGCTGTTAATCAAGAGATGACCCGCATAACCACAGGGGTCCTTGCCTTTGACCTTATGTTGGGAGGAGGATGGCCTGTAAACCAATGGAGTGAAATCATTGGTGAAGAGTCATCAGGTAAGACTGCTATGGCATACAAGACCATTGCGGCTAACCAAGCACTTGACCCAAACTTCACAGCCATGTGGGTTGCGGCTGAAGAATATGTACCTGAATACGCAAAGGCTATTGGCGTAGACCTTGACCGCTTGTGGGTCGTAGAGACCAACCTCATGGAGCAGGTGTATGACCTTGTCATCCGTGTTATGGATGCTCGTGCAGTAGACATGATTGTTATTGACTCCCTTCCAGCGCTCATCCCAGGTGATGAGATGGAAAAGACTATGGAAGAATTCACCATGGGACTTGGTGCTCGTCTTACTGGAAAATTCTTCCGTAAGGCTTCTAAAGCACAAAAGCGTTCAATGATTCATGAAGAGCGTGGTTGCACAGGAATCATGATTAACCAGTGGCGTGACAAGATTGGTGTGATGTGGGGAGACCCTCGTACTACCCCAGGTGGCAAGGCAAAGAACTTCCATTACTTCTGCCGTGTGGAAGTTAAGCGTGATGAATGGTTGAAGCAGAAGGATGAAACTGTTGGTCAGTCCATTAAAGGTCGTACCCTCAAGAACAAGACGTTCTCTCCTAACAAGTCATCTATAGTTGACTTCTACTTCAGTTCTGTACCAGGATTTGAATTTGGTGATTTTGACACCGTCAAGGACATGGTGAACATTGCTGCTTCTGTAGACATTATTACTCGTGCTGGCGCTTACTACTCTTACAGTGAACAGCGTTGGCAAGGTAAGGAAGCAATGCTATTGGCTTTCCGTGCAGACTTAGGTATGCAAGAAGAACTACGTGTAGCCGTGATGAAACACTTTGGTATTGAAGCGTGACATTAGGGGCTGATGACCGCAGGGACATCATGAAGAAATCCCGCAAACAAGAGAAGCGTTCAGCAACTACATACAACGGTAGTCGTAATGCTGGCTCTGGTTCGTTTTGGTTGAGAAAGAATGACGTAAGGTCTACAGAGTTCCTTATTGAAAACAAGTTGACAATTGGCACCAAAAGCATTACTCTCAAAGAAGTTGATTTACGAGAGTTGAGAGAACGTGCGATTATTGAAGACCGTGTACCTATTTTGCAGTTTGACCTCAATGGTCGTTGTTACGTGGTTCTTGTTGAAGATGATTTTTTGGCGATGATACATGATGACGAAAATTGATGTACCAACTAAACTATTGGAACTTCTTGAAACAGCAGAAGATGGGCATACTTGGAAAGAACTTCAACTTCTTTTAAGAGACAAGTATGAAGTAAGAGCGCATCATGGGACAATCTCGGGTGCCCTTTCTAACCTCCACAAGTCTTTAGAAGTCTTTTCAATAAAAGTAAAAAGAGACAATTGTAAACCATACGTACACGCTAAGTACCGTCGTAAGTATGCAGATGAGCACAGGCATGATTACCCAGCAAAAAAGAATAAATGGGAATCTATGTCTGATTTATTGTATTTTGTCATGACTGAAGATAACATCCCACCCAACGCTTGGGAAAATGCTCTCAACAGTTATAGAAAAATGAAAAATGTCTGAAAAAACACCATGGCATCTAGCCAACTACAAGCAGTCTTTAACTTCTAAGTATCGGCTTATCCCTGTTGTTGAAGAACAACTTATACGTGAACAACTAGAGAGCACTAGAGATACCCTTCACCTGCACCCTTCAGAGATTTGTAAGCGTGATTGGTGCAACCGTTCATCTTGGTACACCATTAAGGGTTACGAGAAGGCTGACCGTGCCTTGTCATTTCAAACTCTAAACATCTTTGCTGAAGGTCATGCTATTCACGCTAAATGGCAGAAGTGGTTGACAGACGCAGGTGTATTAGAGGCAGTTGAAGTACCCATCCTTGATGAGGAGTTCAGATTGATGGGGCATGCTGATGGCATTATCAATGACTCCAAAGGTAAAGCCATCCTTGAGATTAAGAGTGTTGGCGCTGGAACCATTCGCATGGAAGACTTTGAACTTTATAAAAGCGCCACCAGCCCTGATGACATGTGGAAGAAAGTTCGCAAACCTTTTAGTACTCACCTTCGCCAGGTAAACCTATACATGCATTGTCTAGGAATTCACGATGCTGTATTCCTGTATGAATGGAAAGCCACACAAGAAGTAAAAGAGTTCTCAGTAAAGTTCCAACCAGAACTTATTGAAGACATTCTTTCAGGTTGCAAAAACGTAATAAGAGGTTTAGAGTCAGGTGTTCCACCAATGCGCCCAGTTTGGGTAGAAGACTCCTCAAATAAAACTTGCAAAACTTGTTCATATAAGAACACATGTTGGAAAGACGATAACAATGAATAAACCATCATTAGCCCCCACTAGCCCAATCATGGGTGACTTTTTAAGTAAGTTTCCACTTGCAGACAAACCTCACGGTGATTTCCCTGAATTGCCTATGTACTTAGATGAACTACCTGACCCTGAATTGATGGAACTTTACACAAAGTTTATTTCATGGGGTTCATATGCAAAGTCAGAACTTGTATTGGCAGAGATTGCTGAAGAGCGCTCTGCTACCACACAGAAGTACTCAGAGGCAGTTACCCTCATCTCCCAGTGGGGAGAAGGAGCAAAGGGAGACACCGTCACCTTGGCTAAGGCTCGTAGAGATACAGACCCCCAAGTGATGGAAGATACCGATGCCTACTTACAGTCACGTGCATTTCGTAAACTAACTGAGTCAGTCTTTGAACGGTGTGAACGTGGAGCACAGGTCATTAGCCGTGAATTGAGTCGTCGCATTTCTATGGCACCTACCGAACGACGACAAGGAAAGTACACAGCGTGACCCCAACAGTCATCCCTTACCGAGGTCCGTCTTACATGGCACTACGTTATGCAAGCATGAAAAAGATGAGAACCTTTACACTCCAAGAACTGTTTGCTTGTATGCACCACAAATTTCATAAACCGTATGTTGCTGGTAGGTCTTTAGACAGGCTTACCAATTTGGGGTTCTTGTCTCGTGATGGTGACGCTTGGAGAATTACTGAAGTTGGCTATGATTACTTACGTAATACCGCTACAGACTATTCAGGGGAGTTCAAATGACTCATATGCCTGACTTACCAGTTAATGACCAAGTGTTAGAACAGCGCAGGGTCATTAAGTTTTGGATTGACCGTTGTAGAGACTTAGAAAAAGATAATGAAAAACTAAAAGAAGACCTTGTTAAGGCTAGAGGATACTAAAATGAATGCAATTTATAATATTGTTATTGTCGCCCTTTACTTTTCCATTGGATGGATTAGTCACAAACTGTGGGTCAGGAAATGGTAGATTTCTTTACACTCGTAATTATGGTCACTGCTGTTTTTGTTTGCGGTGTATTCACTGGACAAATGTTTAACGACAAGTAATGGCAATAGGCAGTGAGCCAGAGATTGGCGCTAACTTTGCTGTTTGGAAAGACATGTCAGAGTATGACCGCAAAGCCTGGTTTAAGTACATGAACGACAACTGGGGCTTGTACCTACAAGCAGGGTACGCTACTCTTGTCCACCATAAGGGCAACCCTTACTACCAACATTACGGAGATACTAATGGCAATAAACTACAACAATAAGCGTTATTATGTTCCTAGTACTCACACACAACTTATGGAATCACGTGAAGCGCATGGTAAAACCCAAGAAGCGTTAAGGGAAATGACAGCAGACCGTGACAAGTGGAAAGAACTTGCTGAGTCTTGGAAGAAAGTTGCTGAGGAGAATGACAATGAATGACCATATAGTAAAAATAGAATTTGCGGAAAACACCAGCGTGGCTGAACTGCAAGCCGAACGAGATGCGCTTAAAGCCAAGGTACATGAGTTGTACACAGAGGTAGAACGCTTGTCTAGAGAGTTAGCCCGTGGGTAACTTTATAGCAGGTTTCCTTGTGGGGGCAATGCTGGTTATTATCCTTTGGCAAAGGGAGATGTACCGTGGCAAATAGCGAGTATCAACCATCCCATGATATTGACAGGTTTGATTTTACTAAAGATTTAGCCTTTGGTCATCAAGGAGAAGAGGTTGTTAAACAATTCCTTAACTCATTGAGTCAAGGTTCTTTTGAAGTTAAGTATGACCGTTACCGAAATGGGAATATGGTTGTAGAGACCGAACAAAACCCACGAGGTAGTGGGTGGAAGCCTTCAGGCATCAATGTTACTAAAGCACACTGGTGGGTGTACATGCATTCCCCCGATGCTTTTATAATTACTTCCGTCAATCGTTTAAAAACCTATTTAGAAATTAATAAAAAATACCTGACATATAAAGATTTGGCAAAAGGTTCAGACAACCCAACAAAAGGTTATATTCTGTATCCTTCACATATAACTGATTTGTTAAACAATGAGGAGTATGACACATGACCGACGACATCGTGACCCGACTACGGGATTTTTCGTGGAATTCTTCTGACGATATGCCTGCGGAATATGTTTCCCAAGCAATAGATGAAGCAGCCGATGAGATTGAACGCCTACGGACAGACCGTGACAAAGCCTCAGCCTTAATTTCTAAACTTGCTGAATTGTTAGTTCCTTTTTCTAGTTTGATGAATAAACACGAGCAAGAAATGTTGATAAAGGCGGTGCGTGGTGAGTAATAAAGCAAAAGCCAAAGGGACATCCTTTGAAGTACTTGTAAGAGACTATTTAATTTCTAAAGGTTTTATCCACGCCCACCGCCCTGCTTTATCAGGGGGTAACGACACAGGTGATGTCAATGGGATTGCCCGTAGGGATACCTTTCGTAAGGTTGCCGTTCAGTGTAAGAACCAAAAATCCTTTCAGTTGAGTCAGTGGCTTAATGACACGGTACAACAAGCGGAACGTCTGGGTGGGGCTGTTCCTGCATTGGTTGTTAAGCGCCCTGGTAAAGGGGAAAAAGCATTAGGTGAATCTTATGTTGTGATGAGGTTGGAAGACCTTACCGAACTGCTAATTGAGGCTGGTTACTGTTAAATAAAGATACAACCTTTTTTCAGGAGTATCGTATGTCGCAAGATTTGACCACCACAATTGATGATGTTCTCAAAGTATCGGGTTCTAGTAACCCACAATCAGTAGGCTCCATCATGGCCCGTGCTATTAACGCAGGCCAACTACCAAAGATGCGTGCCATTGGAGCATCAGCAGTTAACCAAGCGGCTAAAGCCTGTGCTATTGCACGTGGTTTTGTAGCACCACGAGGCGTTGACCTCTCTTTTGTCATCGGATTTGATGACATCATTGGTGAGGGCGGCGAAACAATCTCTGCTATCTCATTCAAGCCAATCGTAAAGTAGTTAACCAATGTCTGGTCGCCGCAAACCATCTCGCCGCCCTACCGCAAGCAAGTATCGCAACGCCCAAACTCGTCCACGTCCTGTCGGGATGATGGGTGGCGGTCAAGGTGGCATTCTTGGTGGACCATCTTCTGGAGGTCTCCAGTAATGGCACAGCAAACATTTACTGCATGGAGTAACCCTTCTGAGGCTCCTGGTGCTGTACCTAACAACATGTATGGTCCATCCCCCGTATGGCGCTCTAGCAAAGATGAATTAATCTCTGGCTACCGCTCTCAAGGTGATACCACACACCCTGATGGTTACCTTGGCACTATGTCATCTAACCGTCGCCAAGATAAAATACTTGGAACAATGAGCCGTCTTAACGCTCGTCAATACAATAGAGGCGTACATAAAGGGGAACGTGTAAACCCTGGTGACTACGTTTGGCCTGCTGAATTTAACCCTTTGACTGGCATCATGCTGGAATCACAAGGAAAGAAGTTCTCACCTCCTGGTGCAGAACCAGTTCGTTTAACAAATGATGGAAAAGTTGGACCACGTGGTATCCCCACCCCCGACGATGAACAAGCCGTATCAATTAGTCCTGAACGTCGCTCTTACTTTAAGAGCCTAATGCCTGCTTGGAGATAAATAATGGCCTATGTAGTTCGTAAAGCCTCAGATGGCGGAGACCGCCGACATGGTCGCTCCCTCGTTGAAACACTTACCTATGGAAGGGGACAAGATGAATTGTACGACGAAGCCGTCGGTCCTCACGATACAACTCGTCGCCCAGCACAGGGTGAGTGGGAATCAGATGACGTCTTCATGACCCCAGAAACGGATAAATAATGGGTACTAATCACAGAGGTATGCCAATTGGTGACAACTACCGTGCCACCCCACGTCTTGCACAAGTAATGGCTCGCCGTATGACACAAGACATCCGTGGAGGAAGTCCACTGTCACATATGAATGCTCCAGAGGTGCATCCTAGTGAAGCACAAGCGCACCTTAATACCTACCGTGAAGAGCGTGACAAGTATGGCAAAGGCACTTACCATGGAGTTACCGACAAAGAACAACAAATATACAGTGCTCTTTATATGGAAAGAAACGGCTACTAATGGCTACTGACCACAGAGGCAACCCAGTAGGTAACCCTGCCACGTCACATGGTGGGCATCAACCTACACCACTTCAAAACTGGAATAAGTACAAGACTCAAAAAGAAAAAGATTTAGAGCGTTTCCGAGGTTACGCAAATGAGATTACCAAAAATGGTGGTAATCCTGATGCACTTGGCTCTCCGTATCTTGACCCCTACGATGGTTTTAAAACACCTAGCAGTTTGAGTGACCCAGCATGGGACAATGACCGCTCACCAAGTATGGGTGAAGAAACAGAGTACGGTGATTATTACGAGCGCCAAACTTCAAATGACGCTAGGAGAGACTAATGGCTGGACATAGAGACGACGGAACGTTCGCAGAGGACAAAGCGCACCATGAAGGTCGCAAAGTAAGCCGAGAAAACTTTATGTCTGGACCACCTGCTGGTTGGACTATGAACAACATGGTCAAAGGTCTTGTCGGTAATTCCGATGAAGCACTAGACCCTTGGGACCCTGAAGACATTCAGGAAGAACAAACACTTAAAGAAGAGCGTCTAAAGAAAGGACACTACTAATGTCAGGACATCGTGACGACGGCACTTATGCCGAAGACAAAGCACATCACCCAGGTCGCCAAGTAAGTCGTGGCGCTTATGCCCGACTTGCTCGTGACCTTTCTACAGGATTTCCACAGATGAACGAGGATGACGCTCCTGCTGGTGGTATTCCTCGTCCAGCAATGCACTCATGTGGTGGCTGTGGGGAATCAACTCCTACAAGTTCTAGTCTTTGCGCTGATTGTAAATAATGATTCAAGTTCCATATAAACCATGGCAATCTCGCTCAGAGATGCTTGTAGACATGGCGTTGAAGAACGCTATCTCTGACCACGACACTATTCAGGCTATTCGTCCAGTTGTTCCACAACAGTTGATGCCTCAGAGCCGTGGCTTTGCCAAGCAAGAAATGGGAATTATGGACGTTCTAAACACAGATAGGTTTGCGCCAACTTATCGTTCGTGGGTCTCTGGCGCACCAGTAATGATTCGCAATGGTTTTATTGCAGATGATTTTGAAGGTTCCAGTCGCTACTCAATGCAAGGATTATCAAGTTAATGGCTATTAATGATTACCGCCAACAGCAAGCACAGCAAGTGTTTGATGCTCAGCAACAACAAGGTGCTCGCCAGCGTTCGTTTGGTTTTAACACAGGACTCGGAACTCAAGCGCCAGTAGGTCAATTACCAACTGGTCAACCACGCTCTCAAATGGGACCACGTCAAGGACCAAACCTTGCTGGACAGCCAAACTATGGCATCCCTCAGCAAACAAATTATGGTGCAGGCAACAGCATGGGTCGTTCAGGTACAGCCCCCGTCGGAGGAAGCACTAGTTCTATCTCCCAAGCATGGGGTGGCGCAGGCAATAACGCTCAGCAGTCTATTACACAGCCAGCAAGTAGCCGTTCAATGCGCCGTGGCACCAACCAAAACAACATGGAAATTAACAACTCTGACAACTCTCGTCGTGTAAATATCACGTTTGGAAATGTAGAGACAGGAAACGTACAAACAGGCGGAAGCATCCTTGGTGCTGGTGCACAACAGGACAACAGCACAAACGTTGATGCTTCCTCTCGTACATTTGGTCCACAGTCCTCACAGACAGCCACTGCTGGTAAGGGTGGTGCTGGTGGTGCTGGAGGCGTAGGTACTCCTGCCGTCAAGCGTCCTCGTACAGGTGGACGTGTTGCTGGTCAAGTATCAGATACTCCTGCGGCTCAACGCCAACGTACTGCTCGTCAAGCCAAAGCAGCCGCTGGTGGTACTGGTGGCGCAGGCGGTAAAGCAGATGCCACCGCTACAACAACTCAAAATGGTGACTATGACCTATCAGGTGCTGACCTGTCTAGTGGTCGCCGTGGTGGTATGGCTATGGGAGCCACACCAAAGGGTCAAAACCCTGCGGGTGCCACCAATGTTGGTTCAGGTAACAAAGTAACTTCCCAACAGGGAAAGACCAATGACTTGACTCAAACAGGTCCTTCGTCTACAACGACTACAACTACGAATAACACAACTCCACCTGTGGCTACCCCAGCGGCGGCTCCTGCTACTGCAACTACTGCGGCTCCTCGCCAAAGTGGTGCACCTGCTAATCCAACTAGACCACGCCCTGCACCTGCGGCTACCCCTGCTACCCCAGCGGCGGCTCCTGCTCGTACACAAGCGGCTCAGCCTAAAAC